CAATTTGGTAATGATACCGCGTTATTAGGTCGCACTAGCACAGGAGCATTGACTTGGACCGCCGCGTTTAGCGTAACAGCCAACGTCACAGGTGGAAACATACTCACAGCTGGTTTGGTTAGTGCTACCGGCAACGTCACTGGTGGTAACTTGCTCACAGGTGGTTTAATATCTGCCACAGCCAACGTGATCTCCAACAACGTGATGGTCACTAACATTGTGAACGTGGCCAGTCACACAGGCTCAGTAGTAAGTGTTAGTGCCAACGTAACTGGTGGTAATATCATCTCTTTGGGATTGATTACTGCTAGTGGCAACATCCTTGGTGGTAACATAACCACTGGCGCAGGCAGCGGCGGTAACATCACTGGCGCTAACGTAATATCCTGTATCAACGTAAAGACCACAGCCAATACTGTGGCAAATTTGCCAGCAGCAGCCACAGTAGGCGCAGGAGCAAGAGCTTTTGTCACAGATGCTACCAGCACTACTTTTGCAGCCACAGCCGTTGGTGGTGCAGCCAACGCTGTGCCGGTGTGGACCGACGGCACTACTTGGAAAATAGGTTAGTAACATGGGAATGACTATCACTGATGGTCTCACAATAGCAGGTGGTGTGAGATTTTTTACTCCAGTGGGCAGCATCAACACCACAGGCAATGGCGGACGCATATACACTCCCGCTTCTACTAACTTCTATCTTGGTACTAGCAGCTGGACCATGGAAGGTTGGTTCAACGCCACGGCTAAGACTAGATCAAACCCTATATTGATATCCAATGGTAACTTTGGTAGTAACAAATGGCAGATAAACGACCGCAATGGCGCTAGCACTAAGTTTGACTTTTCAAGTAACGATTTAGGATTTACTTTGAGCAGCACTACCACACCAGTCAACGGAACATGGTACTACATCGCTGTGGTGAGATCCGTGACCACTTTCCGATTTTATGTCAATGGGGTCAACGAAGCCAGCACCGTGGTATCAGGAGCCATCGACGGGGCCACCAGTAGTGCCCAAACCGTATATTTGGCTGGTGACCAAGGCCAGTTAGCACAAACTAGCTGGAACGGGCTGATGTCTTCTGTGAAAATAACCATTGGTACAGCCATCTATCCCAGTGGTACTACATTCACTCCCCCACGTACACCAAACACAAGCCAAAGTGGTACTCAGCTATTATTAAATCCCATTGGCAACGACCCATTTAAAGATAGCAGTGTCAACAACTGGACTATGAACCAGACCATAGTGAGTGGACAGCCCAGTTGGAGCGCAACCAATCCGTTGACCAGTCAATCTTAAAGACTTACAAGCTCTGTGCGTTCCACAGTGGCCAGTTTCTGTTGTACAGCATCAATATTCAATGTGCTCCACAACCCAGGATGCATGGGACGAGGCCATGTGCCTGATGCGATCCAAGCATAACCAATGTGCTCATGATTCAACACAGGATGGAACTCATGATCCAGCACACAGACCCAGGTGTGATATTCAAACACATTGTCGCTGGAAGTGAACTTCTCCAAAGGCATCAATCGACGATAGTCAGGAAAGCTGCCTAGTTCTTCTTGGCATTCTCTTTCCATGCCACCCAACAAGGTTTCGCCTGACTCAATCTTGCCGCCAGGCAACCCCCAGGTTCCGGGATGTTTGGGATCATTGCGCAAGAGATATAGATAACGGCCAGTGTCTCGGGCCAGGAACCAAACGCCTACGGCTTTTAAAGTACCAGACTCCATGCTCCGCCTGGGTAAACGCCTTGATAGCTCTTGATCCATCCTGTGCCGATCCATTCGTATTGTGTACCAGTAGTTATGTTTGTAACGTACTGAGTGGCAGTTTCTCCCTCGCTCACAAATACCACACGCCATCGACTGCCATCCCACTCAATGATGTCATTGGCCGATGCCACCAGTGGTTGTCCACCAGTGCCCTGCCACAACACAGGATTGCCCACGTTATCGTAGCTACCAGTGCTTTCTGTGAGCAAGTATCTTATGCCCAACACGGGTGCAGGTAACCCATCTCCGGGACCACTGATCAATGGATCAATGATAGCATCAATGGGATCCAGCGTGTTCTGTGGTGCTGTGTCAGGATCCACAGTGAAAATCACCAAACGATCATCATTGGGATCAATCACTATGGTGCCTACTATGGGATTAGCTGTGTCTGGCGCAGCTATGGGTGGATTATTAAGTCGTATCTGGCTGATACCAGGACGCAACACACCATACGCAGAAATCACAGCAGGCCACAACAGATTGCTATCTGCTACAATGGCAGTGGGATCAAGATCTTGATAATCGCCGTTGGGTACGATAGTAGGATTCTGCAGGATCTGTATCTTGTTGTCAATGACCACTAACTTGTAGTTCCATGGAGTAAACATCAGTCTGGTGCCCATCAGCAGGTCATTGTTGACTATGGCATCAGCTGCGTCACCGTTGGCGTCAAATATACCCATCACTATGCGTTCGACCACACCCAGTTTCTTGATCTTGGCAGGACTGCTGATCCAGATTGGCATGCTGAATTTGAGACTAGCGATGTCGATGGGATTCTCAGTGCCCTGAGGTATACTCCTGCTGCTCCAGACCAACTGATCAAGGTACAACACGCTGAGACTGCTCCAGTCAATGTAGTTGTCTGTGCTTTGTATTTCTAAACTGGGATTGAACAAGGTCAGTATTTGTTCAAGTATCTGAAGCTTCTGATTGGTGTTTGAAGTCCAAATATCCAAAGTCACTGACAGTTTGTACGGCACAGGCATCAGACGCTCAATGGTGAAAGCATTGCCTTGTGTGGTATCATAGGTTTCACTATAACTGTCATAGGTGCGTTGACGCACCTGTGTGTTGTTCACGTATGTGGGTTCTTGAATCCTTGGACGATCATATTCCAAGTTATTGATGTAAAATGTCATCAGTGGTGTGGATGGCAATGCGCTGGCCGAGTTCTCTTGGATGATGGTTTGTGCATTGCGGCTAGCATCACCGTAACGAACTGGCACACGCAACAATGTAGCTGCATTCACGCCATCATTCTCATTGCCATACTCCACTTGGAATCCTGAAAAGATCCTAGTGAATTGCAGCAGGAACCTGCGTATCTGTGCGTCGTAGAAAAACTGTTGCATTATCGATTACCGCCGTAGTAAGGTGGTGGGTTAGGAGGCAAGTTACCTCCTTGATCGCCATTGTCTGCACGTGGTTTGAGTGCTTGGCTCAAGCTCTGACGCTGTGGAATGTTGCCCATGTCCGTAGTTTCAGTAGTGTATGTATTGTTAACAAAGCCGCTGCGCAAGGTTTCATTCACTGGTCCATTGTCGAGATTGGTCCTGACTTTCTCTTCGATCTTGATCCAAGCACGACCATTGAATCGGAACAGTCTATTGGGTTTATAGTCTAGTCTCAAACAGTAATCTCCTGACACAGGATCTGGGGGAAACGATATTCCCGGGGTCACTGGCAAGCCATTGGGTGCATAACCATCACCAGTGAGGTAACCAGCAGTGTATCCGTCTGCTCTGGGAGTGATGTTCATACCACCTTGTGTACCGTCTACCGTGGTACCATCTATGGTGGTCAGGCTGGTGGGGTTAGCCGGTTGACCATTGTCCAATGTGGCCACCACGTAGAACTTTTCCACATCATAGCCCGATTTGGGTACTTCGGCATTGGCCTGGATCAGGATGTCATCATTGATCTGTTGATCCTTGGGTCTGGTGCTCTGCATGTCCGATATAGTGGGCGGTGTGTACTCAGCCCAGTATGTGGTGTCAGTGATGTCTGTGCCAGCCGGCACGTTCCGGATAGCACGATAGTACACATCGCCGTAGTTGACGATGCTGCCTCCGGGATAGAAGTCGCTTGGATCCCAGATGTATTCTGCCACGAATGGTTTGCTCAATATGCTGTTGTACTCTTGTGCGTTGGTCAACGGTGTGGCTTTGATACGCCACAGGTGCGGTAGCCAAGTCTGGCTAAAACCTTCTGATGCAAAGTTGGCATCTTGTATCACATAGTATCTGGGCAAGGCCAGTGGCAGTGCTGGATTCAAAGGATTGTAATCTTTGAGGTTGGGCACTTCGATCACATCGCCGTTCATGAGTTTGCGCCCGAACGTGTCAATCATGTCGTTGTAGTGGAACGTGATGAACAGCGTGTCTGAGTTTAGGAACAAGCCAAACTGGGTAAGATCAAAGTCCACGTCTTGTGTGCGATAAACGCCGCGCAGCACATAGATGTCTGGATCGTAAATCCTGTCACGGTTTTCCAACAGCAACAGATCTTGTATGTTCAGTGGGCTTTGATCTTCGTAGATGGGTTGGGTAGCGTCGGCGTTACCACTCAACGCACTGTCTTGGCCGCCGGTCTGCGGACCCATGTACTTGTGAATGTAAATATCTAATCCGCCCACGGTGTACATCTCCGAAATGGTGCGGTCAAAAAACTGGTAGTCTCGGCTGCGATTTGGCCTGTAAAGCGAGAGTTTTGGCATGGTTTAGTATTTATGGACAGGTTGACCAGAAAATCCCAATGTCATAAAATACTGGTATGGATGAACTAACACAGAAAAGTCTGGATTGCAGGGTGCAACTGGCCCAAATACAGAACAGACGTGCCCGGCGTGATCTCCAGATCATGCTAGATGCAGCAGACAAACATCTCACAGAACTCAGCAAAGAAGCAGTGACCTGTCGCAGACAGCAACGAACCACCCGGCAGTATGAGGAAATATACCACCGGGCCGAGCAAGCCTTTGGTAACTTTGAGCAGCATTTATTTTTAGCCAAACTGAAATATTGACATGAAAATAGTCAAACTAGATCGACGTTTCCGAGTGCATAAACAGGGATTCACGGTGGCCCTACGGTTCAACTGTTACCGAGATGGCCGGGACTATGATAGGGCTTGCTACCGCATCTTTGGCAGTCCATATTATCCAACCATTGAACCGGTTTGGAAAGATTATTTTGGCCGCCAATGCCGTGGACATCGTGTCTACTACATCGCGTTCCGGGACGAGAAGTATATCACCTGGATCCAGCTGAGCATGACCGAGGTTGACTCAAAATGAGCAATGTGTTACAATAGCCTTTTAGCCTACAGGAGCACACATGGCCACAGCCCGTAAAGCCCCGATCACTGCCAAGCCCGCGGTGCGATCACTGATTCCCAAAAG